CTCTTTGACAAAGCCATGCTGTTTAAACGCTTTTTCCAGTCCGGGCATTGTAGATGTTTCCATTCCGTCTAGCCCTAGCTTTTGTGCAAACTTTTCGCACACATCTACTGCTTGCTCCGACCACTCTTTCAGCCTATTGCCGCTGAGAGTATTTAACTCAAGATAGGTCTTTCTTGGGTATTTGCTGATGCCGCAAATAAAAAATCCAAGCGCGTTTCCATCTTCTCTAACCACCCATACAAAGTAGGGAAGCTCTAAAAGCTGATGCAAAATATCAGCAGTTATATATCTGTCATGGCTACGTCGCTCTAGGTTTTCTGCGTAATGAGCTACCTCGCCCCATACCTTTAAAATATCATCTTTTTTAACAAGATCTATTTCAAACGCCATGTTTAAACAACCTTAACTGGCTTCCTTAGGAACCCCATAATTTCGTCAGGGGTTTCGTTTAGTTCTTGTGGCTGCTCTGTTGTATCGGTTTTTTGCCGCCTAATGTTATTAATCATTTCATCGAACAACTCTGCGCCACGCGAGGTGCTTCCGTCGCCTACATGAGAAACAACATCAGCAGGAATCACATACTCATCACGAGACAAAAGCACAGGCTCTTGCCCTTCTATTATTGCAGGTACGACATCGTCCATGCCCCCACCAACACCCTTGACTAAGCCCTCAAAAAACTGAGTCTCGATATTCAACGGGCCACCCTCTTGATATCTAGGTAGCATTCCACCAAACGGTTGGCTCATTGGATTTGCGTCTTCTACCTTCATCGTGCAAATCTCGGACTCGGTATCGCAAAGTCCATAACGGGTTGCGTAGGACTAAATACAGGCGCCGATGCCGCTGGGTTTAACGCAGCCACTTGTGCGCTTAATGATGCAATCTGTTCCTGTAGACCAGTAGGATCAAAAGCCGGTGCCTGTGCCGCCGCTAAAGTGTCTATTTGTTCTTGTAGTCCAGTTGGATCGAATGCTGTTGGCAAGTCTGCTGCCGTTAAGAACTGTGATGTATCTATAGTTGGCAAATCAGCAGCAGTTAGGAACTGACTGGTATCTACGGGGTCGAATGTTGGTAAATCCGCCGCAGTTAAAAATTGTGATGTGTCTGGTCTGAATCCAGCCAGATCATCAACGGTAACAAACTGTGATGTATCCGGTCTAAATCCCGCTAAATCAGCAGCAGTAACAAACTGTGATGTATCTGGAGCAAGATCCGCTAAATCAGCAGCAGTTAAAAACTGAGACGTATCTATCGCAGGAGGAGCGTCAACAAATGTAGAAAAATCTACACCTGCTAAATAATCATCTATTGCAGCCTCGAAATCAGGCCCACCCATTATTGCCGGTGGAGCATCTATTCCAACGCCAGCCAATCCGTCGTTAGGGCCGAAGGTGCCTTCTCCCATAGGAGGCCGTCCGTCGGGGCCAGTAGGTAACATATATCCACTTTCTGGATCATAAGCACCGGGAACACCTTCTAGGATTCCGCCGACAGGAGTAAAGCCACCATCTATTCCGTATGGGTCTTGTTGCCCTGTATTAATGTTGCTTACTACACCTTCACCCATTCCAAAGGTTTCATTGAACGGAGATCCGCCTGTTACTATCTGCGTGGTGCCGGTCTGGGGTCGCGTCCCACTGCCTGTAGTGCCGCCCCCAGTTGTGGTGCCGCCTGTGGTGCCGCCTGTGCCTCCTGTTCCAAACGAGAAGTCTGGATTTTCCACAAGGCTTTGAGTCGTAATTGTCCTAGTCGGATCTCCAAGCAATCTTCTGTTGTAGTCGATTACTGGAGCATCAGCAAAACCTCTAGCGCCTAAAGCTATCTGAGTATCATCGGCTCTAGGGGTAAAGATTTGTTGTGTCTGTGTATCTTCAACTATGTTGAACTGTCTGTTGCCCTGCGCATCGGTTAAGCCTCGATCCAATCCTCCAGAAGCATCTGTTGTTGGAGATCCAAAAGGATTTGAAAAATAACTAGGAATAATAAAATCTGAAGGCGCAAATTGACCCTCAAAAGGATCGAAGGTGTCAGGATTAAACCCGACATTTTCAACGCCACTACCTTCTCTTGCCTCTATCGCAGCCCTGCCTCCGCGAAACATTCCTCGCGGCTCTAGGTCAACCTTACCGCCTTCCTCAAAGCCTCTTAGTGGTGTAAACGAGAAAGGGTTAGCGAAGTAATCAAACTCACCAGTACCAGAAAGATTGCGAGGTCTACGTCTTACGCCTCTATCGTTTAAACGCACTGGAACATAAAAGTCGTCCTCTTCTTCCTCCTCCATGAGAGGCGCGTTCATCAAGTTGAACTGCTCTGTCATGCCCTGACCAGTTAGGCCCGACGCAGCAATAGACCCGAATACTTCCGGGTTTGTTATTTGTGGTATTCCTGCCGCAAAGGCTTGGCGTAGCGTTACGTCTTTTGCAGCTTCCTTTGCCA